CGGCGGGGCCGAGGAGGGTGAGGACGTCTTCGCGGAGTGGGAGGGGGGCGTTGGTGTGGCTGTGGTGGGTGTGTCCGGTGCGGGGGGTGGTGTCTCGTTCGAGGGAGGCTTCGAGGAGGACGAGTTGGTGGGGGATTTCGCGTAGCCAGGCGCGGATGCGGTGTTCGCAGCGGGTGCAAGCTGTGCGGTGCTGCTCGTCGGGGCGCAGGTCTCGGTGGCAGGTGGTGCAGCTACTCACGGTCGGCCTCGGTCTGGTGCTGGGGCTGGTTGGTGGGCAGGTCGACTTGCTGGCCGTTGATGAGGTGTCGCCACCAGCCGGGGCGGCCGGGGATCGCTATCGGTGGCCATCCGGGTGTGGCGCGGACTTCGTAGGGCTGGGGAGGGGTGTTCATGGGTGTCTCCGGTGGGTGGGGTGGGGTCATTGGTACTGGTGGGTAGGGGTGTTGTCTCGCGCGCGGGCGCGTGCCTGCGATTGCGCGCGCGTGAACGCAGGCGCGCGCGAGGTCCGGTCAGGCTTCGGCTTCCCAGTGCATGGCGTAGGCGTCGGTGTGGGGTCCGGGGTGGCGGGCGGGTCTGATGCAGTGGTCCGGGGTCATCGCGTGCGTCTGGGCGGCGCACTGCTCGGGGGTCTGTTCGGCGTATCGCTTCACCGCAGTGACGTGCTTGTCGAGGGCCTCGAAGAGCTGGACGTTCGCGGCGGTCAGCTCGCTGAGGCTGGCGGTCACGTCGGGTAGGCGGGCCGGGCGCTCGTCGAGGGCGGCGCGGAGTTCGCCCCGGTCGTCGATGAGGGTGTGCTCGGGCTGGTTGGCGATGAGCGCGAGGACGTGGAGTCCGTGCTGCGCGAGGCGGGTGTTGCCGTTGTTGAACAGGTGGGTGGCGTAGTCGCGGACGCGTTCGATGGTGGCCTCGGCCCGCTCGGCGCGCTCCAGCCGCTCGGTGGCGGCGTCGAACCAGTACTGCACGGCTTTGCGGTTGGCTTCCCGGGTGCTGTCGCGGTCGCGCTCGGCCCTTTCGGCGCGTTGTACGGCGCGGGCGCGTTCGGCCTCGGACTTGTTGGACGTGTTGTGGGCGATGCGGAGGAGGTCCTCGACCTGCTCGGGCGTGGTCCCGGCTTCGGTGGCCGGCTGGGTGGCGTCCTGCCCCCCGACGGCGGGGGCCTCGGCGTCAGGGTGGTGGCGCTGGACATGCTTGGTCCAGTGCGTGGGTGGGACTGCGGCGGTGTTGGGCCCGCAGTGGGGGCAGCGGACGGGGTAGCCGATTGAGGCGGTGAGGTCGGCGTACTTGATGCAGGTGTCCTTGTCGGCGGCGGGTTGTCCGGTGGCTTGGCGGGCGGTGTCCCGGATCCCGGCGACCAGCTCCTCGACACGGTCGAGCGGGATGCGGACGGGGACGCTGACGCCGTACTCGCCGTGAGACCAGAGGGCGACGACCGGCTGGTCGGTGAAGTCCCTGTCAGGGCTGATGGCGAGAAGGCGGCCCATGTCGTCGCGGTATTGGAAGGTCATCGGGTGTTCCTGGTGGTGTGTGGGTGGCGGGGTGGGTTGGTGCAGGTGGCGATGTGGGGGAGGTGGAGGTTTTCGCCGGCTTCGGGGGTGGGGCGTTCGTGGGTGAGTTGGCGGACGATCCAGCGGCCGGTGTGGTCGGTGCGTACGGCTTGGTTGCCGTCTGTGTTGCGGTGGGCGTTGATGGCTTGGGGGACGCGGTTGGCGGTGGTGATGCACCAGATCACTTTGGTGAGGCATCTGGGGCAGTGGCCGGGGCCGTTGGGGGTGGGCGGGCGGTGGGTGTGGTGGGGCATGGCATGGGGTCTTTCGGGTCAGGTGCCGGTGGGGTGTAAGGCGGGTTCGGGCAGTGCGCGGGGTGGGGGGTGTGGTGGGCGTCTGGTGCGGCGGTGGGCGCGGGTGTCGGCGCATATGTGGCAGTGGTGGCCGGTGGACCACAGGCGGCCGGTTTCGCAGTCGGTGAGGCCGCAGCCCCAGCGGGGCAGGGCGGCGCCTAGGAGCCATCGGCCGGGGTCTTGGATGTCCTGGGTCATCAGGGACGCTGTGCGGGCTGTGAGGCGGGCGTGGAGGCGCTGTGGGGTGGCGTAGGTGTCGAGCTGGTGTCCGATGTCGCGGGCGATGCGGCGGATCAGGTAGGGGCTGATGCCGGGCAGGAGGTGCGCGACCGGCTCGAGGACGTGCCAGATCCGGGGCGAGAGGGTCAGGGGCGGTCCGGTGTACGGCGTCAGGTTCCGTGCCGGGTTTTCCACAGGGCCTCGCGCTACTACCTGATCTCGCCTACGGCGGATGGAACCACCCAGCTCCGTCTCAACACCGTCAGTCAGTCCAGTGTCTTCCTTAGTCGCGAGGGATCCGCCATCTGTGTCCGGACCCGATCCGCCATCTGTGTCCGGTTCCACGGGGTCGGGGACGGGGTGGAGGGGGTGATCGTGGACGGTGATCTCGTGGCGGCCCTGACGGCCGGTACGGCGGTCCACGGTGATCCAGCCCAGCGCCTCCAGCTCATCGATGAGGCGTCGGGCGGAGCGCTCCGTGACGCCCAGCAGCTGGGCGAGCTCAGCGGCCGTCAGAGGCGTGTTCGTGGCGTCTGCGTAGGTGAGGGCGCAGTACAGGACGAACAGGATGGGGCGCAGGGTCTTGGCCGCCCCGACGGGTACGTACGCGAAGTGGTCGCCGGGTGCCGCTCGGCGCATGCGGCGTTCGGCGCTCTCACCGGTCCCTCCGTCGGCGGTGTGCCGGATCACGGTCATCTCGGGGATGCCGTCCGGGCCCGGGGCGGCGAGCTCGGCCAGGTGCCGCTCGGCGGTGCGTTTGGCGTCGCCCATGTAGCCGGCGAGGGTGGCGACCATGGCGCGGCAGTGGCGGCCGCGCTGGTCCAGGGCGAGGACCTGTGCGGCGTAGCGCACCGCGCCGTGCGAGTAGTGCCCGTTGCCCCATACCCGCTTGGCCAGCTTGATCTTCTGCCCGTGCCAGGGCGGCAGAACGGGTTCTGCCCGGCCCACGCCGCCGGCCCCGCCACACATGTGGCGGGGCTCGGCAGCGGGCGCGGACAGGAACGGCATCAGCCGGCGGTCTCCTCGTTCTGTTCCTGGTCGTGGTGGTCGGGGACGGTGTAGACGGCGCCGCAGGGTGCTGTGCGGATGCCGGGGCCGGTGTGGCGGTGCAGGGCGCCGCAGCCGCCCTCGCCGTCGCACTGGACGGTGTACTCGGTGCGGCCGGAGGTGGTGATCGGTCCTGCGGGTACGGCGGCGGGGCCGCCCCAGCGCGGCGGGTCGGCGGGCAGCAGCGATAACTGCCGTACGGGGCCGGTCATGACCGGCCCCGGGGACTCGGCGGCCGCTGCGACGTCGGCAGCGTGAGCGCGATCGGCCGCGGGCGGGGCTCGGTCCAGTCGTGGATGGAGGGCCGGGAGATGTATCCCTCGGCCTCGAGGGAGTTCAGCGAGATCCGCGTGAACTTCCCGGTCAGGGCGGCGTCACGGGTCAGGTTCCGGGCGTCGGGGACCTGACCGGCCGGGAAGTGTCCGGTGTCGCCGGCGTGGTGCGCGAGAACCAGCGCGATGAGACGCGCGTTCGAATGCAGGTCGCCGGACATCACGGCCCGCTCCCACACACGGCGGTCGTACGGAGGCGGCGCGGTCGGGCTCTCGCGGCGCGGAGCCTGGGCGAGGAGGCGCGGGGTCGGTCTGGCGAGCGAGTCAGTCATCGTCAGGCGTCCTTTCTGGGGCCGGGGCAGTCCCGTGCGTGGTCGGTGTCGATACGGGCGGTGAACTGGGTGACCTGCTCGCCGCCCTGGGTGGTGTGGGCGCAGCCGTGGCGGCAGGTGAAGCGGGCCGTCGGGAGGCGGAGCCACACTTCGCGTTTGTGGTGCCAGTCGCCGAGGTCGACCCACAGGCCGGGCAGGCCGGCCGGGGGCCAGGTGCTGCTCATGGGTCAGCCGCGGGGTGGCTGCGGCGGGGAGTTGGGTGCGGGGCGCGGTACACCGGGTTCGGTCCACCCGGCCCCGCAGCGGGGGCCGTCGCCGTCCGCTGTTGCCAGGAACAGTCCGATGGCCGCCGCGACCACCGCGGCCACCACGGCCCAGGTACGCGTCATGACAGGGGTTCCTCTCGTGCAGGAGGGGGAGGGCGGCCCGTCCCGGCTGCTGGTCGGGGCGGGCCGCCCGGTCATCAGCCGGCCGCCGGTCTGCCGGGCGGCCGGGCGGGCGGGCGCCCGGCATACGGGTGGCCGGGCGGGCGGAAGGTGACGGCCACGACGTCCAGCCGGTCGCCCGGGGCGAGCTGGCCGAGCTGCTGGGCGTTGCGATATCCGGCGGCCAGCACCGCCACCGCGTAGCCGACGGCGCTCTTCGCGGTGTGCCCGGTGTCCATCAGATCGGCCAGGTCCCCAGCCAGGCCCCGGCCGACGTCCAGGACCAGGCTGGTGGAATCGGCCACGTGGCCGGACTGGTCGGCCAGGGCGGCCGGATCACCGGCCACCGGAGCGGGCGCCCGGTCACCGGCCGTACCGTGGTCGGCCACCCGGCCGGACTGGTCGGCCACGCTGTCCGGCAGGTCGGCCACGTCTGGTGGCTGGCCGGGGCCGTCGAGGATCCGGCCGACCATGTAACGGGTCAGGCCCAGACGCCGGCCGATCTCCCGCCGGGATACACGCTCGTCGGCCAGGCGGCGGACCTCGGCCGTCTGGCCGACGGCGGTGTGGGTGACGGTCATCGCCTGCTGCCGTCGTGGACGACGCGGCCATCGCGGACGATGGTGAGCCGCTGCGGCCCGGCCTCGAACCACAGCTCGTACAGCGGGTCGTCGGCGGCTTCGACCGTGAGGGAGCCGGCCATGTCCTCTTCGTCGCCCTCGGGGAGCGTGTGCGCGAGCAGCTGCATGCCCATCAGGCCGTCGCCGGCGTCACCGATGATGTACGTCTCGCCGAACACGGCCATCTGGCCGGCGGCTTCGTAGTGGATGTGGACCAGGTCGCCCGGGCGCGCCGGGTACCAGGGCGCTGACGTCAGGGCCTGGTCCCCGGCCATCAGGGCGCCGATCTCCCCGCCGAGGTCCCGGGCGCGCTTGGCGTCCTCGGCCTGCGCGAGCGGGGACCGGGTGTCGGGGGTGGCCGAGGGGCGGCCGTACAGGGCGGTGTGGATGCGGCGGGCGAGCATGCTCACTTCCATCCCCCAGGGAGTGGAGACGTCCTCGGGGCTGTCGCCGTAGAACTGGCCGTAGATGATGTCGGCGGGAGTGGCGTAGGAGACGGGCTGGCGGAGCGTCTCGGTGATGATGCCGAGTTCTACCTCACGCATGGGACTGGTCCTCTTCGGTGGTGTCGGTGGTGGGGCGGGGAGTGCCGCAGGGCACGCAGGTCGCGGTGCCGCGGCCGTCGTCCTCGTGCGGGCTGCGCCGGGCACAGGGGCCGTGGCAGGGCAGCAGCACGACCAGGCGCACGTCCTCACCCGCCGGGTCGAACGCGGCGCAGGAGGGCGGGGACGGGCAGGGGCGCCGCCGGGCAGCCCGCAGCGCGGTGTACACCGCGGAGAGCGCGGCGAAGTCGAGGGTCACCATGAGGTGACCTCGAGCCAGACCGGGACGGCGACGCCCTGGCGTGCCAGGAAGGGCATCAGCCACTGTCCGGTGGCCCAGAAGCCTCCGTAGAACATGGCGAGCGTGGTCACGTTGGAGGTCACCGTCTTGCGGATGCGGCGGGCCAGCGGCAACTCGGCGACGTCCTGGCGGACCTGGCGGACGTTCAAGACGGACCTTCCTTGCGGTGGCGGCCTCCCGGCCGCGGGGATTCGGAGCCGGGTTCGAACAGGAGCGGGGGGTTGCGGGGGCGTAACGGGGGCTGGGTGGTCCGCGGCGGGGGGCGGTTCTCGTCCTGGTCGTCGAGTGCGGACTGGGTGGTCCAGAACACGCCGGCGATCAGGCCCAGGACTGCCATGAGCAGCACGAGGGGTTCGCTGCCGCCGGTGACGGCGAGCACGGTGAGGCAGGCCATGACGGTGGTGCAGAGCCCGGAGACGATGGTGACGGTGGACATCAGGCCATCACCGCCCGGCGCCTGACGTCGTGCGAGCGGCGGCCGTTGGCTGCCAGGCACGCCGCGCACGCGGGCTCCCCCGCGCGCCAGTGCGCCTGATACCCGGCGTAGGAACCCCTGCCGCACCTGCGGTCCGTCCCGGGCACCAGGTCCCCCAGCGGGGGGAGTTCCCGGGTGGAGGCCAGGCCCTCGAGGTAGCCGGCCACAGCCGCGTCCAGGGCCGCACCGCGCAGCGTCCACGCCGTCATCTCGGTATCCGCCCCCAACTCGGCGTCCTCGCGGCCCCGCTCGAACAGCATCAGGAACAGGCGCCGGTCCTCCAGCGGCATGTCCGCACAGCGCAGCCGGGCGATCTGAAGCGGCGTCACGGGGCGCCACCACCGGTCACGTCCTTGGCGGTCAGCCACCCGGCGGCCACGGCCAGCGCCACCGCATGGGTCAGGTCCCGCGCACCGAGGAGCCGTACGATCCGGGCGCGCCGCGACTTCAGCGTGTGGACGCTCACGATCAGCCGCGCGGCGGTCTCGTCCAGCGTCTCCCCCCTCGCGGCCGCGGCCAGCGCCTCCCACTGCGCAACCGTCAGCGGCCGCTGCACGGCGCCCTGCTCGCGGTCGGCCGCGTGAAGGTCGGCCAGGGCACCCCGGAGCCGTCCGACTTCCCCGAGGAGGACCTGGCGCGCGCGGTCCATGTGGCGTGCCTGGCGCAGCAGATGAGCCTCGGCCTCGGTGCGGGGCTGCCAGGGCTGCCCCGGGTACGGGGCCCGGGGCAGGACCAGGCCGATACGGGCGATCGTGGCGAGGACGCCCGTCGGGATCGGCCCGCTCACCGGTCCTCAGCCCCGTCGGGGTGCTCTGCCGGGTGGACGTCGCCCCGGAGGGTGTCCTTCCCGGCCCCTGTGGCCTGGTCCTGCTTCGTGCGCCAGACCGCGGCCTCCTCCTGGGTCAGTGAGCGGGTGGCGTAGACCCTCACATCGACGCCGCCGACGACCAGCGCGGCCTCGCAGTACTCGAAGGCGTAGCCGTTGTTGGCGGAGTCGTGGACCTTGACGTCCACGTCTGTGCCGAGAGCCTCAGCCCAGGCACGGACGCCGTCGATGCCGCCGGCGCGCACCTCCAGCTGTGGCAAGCGGCTGTCCGGGTACCGGTACGCGGACGCGTGCAGCCGGATCTCCCGTACGGACAGACTGGGGTGCTCGGCCAGCAGCCGGCGGGCGACCTGGCTCGTACGGAACGCGGCGGCCTCGAACGCCTCGATCGTGTCGAGCGGCGTGCGCTCGGTGTCCTCGCTCACAGGGCGCTCCCGGCGTCGGTGGGGTGGGTGTCCGGCTGGCAGGGGACGAGGTTGGAGTGGGCTTCCTTGCCGCAGCCGCAGCGGTAGCCGGTCGGGCCGTAGGCCAGCGGGTCCGGGGCCTGGGCGTGCGGGTCGACGGCGGCCGCCTGGGTGGACTCGGACTCGAAGCCCGGCTCGGGCGTGCAGATCCGCTCGCAGTCGGGGCACGGCCAGTCGCGGCAGTGCTGCCGCACGAAGTGCCACGCGCCGTGGCAGTCGCAGGCCCCGCCGCCGTCCTCGACCTCGGCGGCCTCGGCGTCGGCCGCGCGGTCGGCGGCGGCCAGCTCGGCGCCAGCGCGTGCCATCGCGTCGGAGACGCACACCGGGCTGCAGTACCAGCGGGCCGGGCCCTCGTTACCGGCGACCTGCAGACGGGACCAGCCCCACAAGGCGGGGTCGGACTCGTCCAGGTCCTCCTGGGTGCCGCAGCCCGCGGCCGGACACTTCGCATGGATGTCGCGGACCTCGGCGTCCAGGACGGAAGCGAGCGCCAGGCGCTCGCCGAGGTCCAGGGTCAGCACGGCCGACGCGCCGAGACCGGTCGTACAGCGCACCCGGGCCTCACCCGTGCCGCCGTACGGCACGTCGATGCTGTGGTCCCAGGTCAGCAGCAGCGGGACGTCTTCGCGGGGGTTCTTCCCGTCGGCGGCGGCGAGGATCTCGGAGACGGACATCATGTCGTGGTGCGGACGGCCGGCCAGCACGGAGCGGACCCCGTCCAGCTGAGCCTTGAAGTGCTCCATGGATCCGAGGCGCTCGCGCAGGTCCTCGATCTCGGCGCGGGACTCGGCCGCTCCCTGCTCACGGGCCGCGGTGGCGATCTGCTCGGCCCGCTGCGGGTCGAACAGCAGGCCCGCGGACTCCTGGCCGGCGGCGATCTCCAGCGGGCTCATGTGGCCCTGCTTCATCTCGGCGCGGATCACACCGGCAGCCGCCTGGACCGGGGTCGCGGGCCAGGACACGCCATGGACGTCGGTGTGGACGCTGTCGGCGTGGGGCTGGCGGACACACGGCAGCTGGGACAGGACGAAGCCGGGACGGCGAGCACCGCACAGGGCGCCCGCAGGGGTCTGGGATGATGTGTTCACGGTGTCCTCGTTTCAGTCGATGAGGTCTTACCGAGGGGTCGTGTTCCGGGGTCCAGCCGGACGCGGCCCCGACTTTCTTCTGTGGTCAGGCGGCCTTCGTGCCGGTCGCTTCCTCGGCAGCGACGGCCTCGGCGGCCGGCGCGAGAATGGGCCGCAAAGCAGCGATCAGCTCGGGCGGAATACCCACCGCGCTGATCGCACGCTCGGCCTGACGACGGGCATCAGCGACCTCAGCCGGACTGAGAATCCGATGCCGCTCCTCCCGCATCACGCCGCAGTCCTCGACCGGGGCGCAGGGCTCGCCTCGGGGCGCTGCTCGAAGTCGTCGACGTCGAGGCCGAGGAGCTGCGCCAGCACCGCACGGAGCCTCGGGCGCGGTGTGTAGATCCCGCGTTCGATTCGGCTGATGTGCGACTCGTCAACGGCTGCGCCAGCTTCGGCGCACTTATCGGCCAGATCCTGCTGAGTCATGCCGCGCCGCAGCCGCTCTTGCTTCACTGAGCTTGTGATTTCGCTTGGCATGCCCACAAGCTAACGCAGGACAACACAGGCGCGCAAGCCTTGCGGCACAGGAATACACAAGTCATGAGTACGGCTCAGCACTCTTGCGGCAAGTTGCGTTAGCCTGTGTTTCCCTGATCAGGAGGGGTGCCGATGCCGGAACCGCATGAGCGGCTGAACGAGGCGATGAACGAGAGACGCCTCGAATTGCGCATGAACTGGCGCGAGGTCGCCCAGGCTGCCCAGATCTCGTATGAGGCGTTGCGCGCTATCCGACGAGGGGGCTACCGGCCGACTGAGCTGACGGCGCGCGGGGTTGACGAGGCCCTGCGCTGGGCGTCGGGTTCCGTCTACGCGATCCTCGCCGGCGGTGAGCCCATCCCGGCCGAACCCCCGGAGGCTGTACAGCCTCTGCCTGAGCCGTTGGCGGGGTTGGAGGTGTGGCGGCAGCGGACGATTCTGGAGATGGTGGCGCAGCTGCCGGCCGAGCGGCGGGGGCCGGCTCTGCGGAGGCTGGCCGAGCGTGTCGAGGCTGGGGAGCTGGGGCTGGCGGAGGAGCCGGGAGAGTCTGGTGGGGAGCAGCGCTCGGGCCAGACCGGGTAGTTACGTTTCGGCCACAACCGTGCTGTTCGAGTGACACGTGCCTATACCGGGCGCAGGGTGTGTGTTCCGCACATTCCGCCGACGTGTGCGGTGTCCGGGAATGCCCGCTCGCTTAGGGGATGGGAATGATCTCGATCGTTCTCGCGGGCGTGCTCGGCGCCGTGGTCACACTCGTGGTCCTGCTCTTCCAGCGGCAGAGGGAACTCTGCCGGGAGATCACGCAGATACGCGCCGAGCGCGACAGCGAATGGATGTTGCACGCCATCGCGTGCAGCACGAACAGGCCACCGGGCGGCGCTGCCGCCGTCAACGGCCCGGGGCCACCACAGGCCCGATCGAGGCCCCGCTTACGCCTGTTGGCCGGCAGGTAGCGTCCTTACAGCCGGCTCTTGACGACCGGGGTGAAGCCGGGCTCGCCGTAGAAGGAGAGCGTGATGCGGCCGGGCTCGATGCGCTTCACGCCGGGCGCCCGCGCTCTGAACAGGCGGATGGTGACGATCTGGCTGAGGACGAACCGTTTCTGGTGCTGCTCGAGCTTTTCCCACACTTTGTCGGCCAGTGGGTTGCCCAGCAGGTCCTCGAGGATGGGCGGGATCGTCGCTTCGGCCTTCTTCAGGTCCGCCTCGGCCTTGTGCTGAAGGGGACGCAGGCGGCTCTCGAGCGCCCCCAGGGACGCGGACGACATCCCGAGCTGGCCGTTCTTGTCGAACGTCGTGGCCAGCTCCCGGGCTTCTTCCAGCTGCTGGGTGATGGCCTTCAGCTGGGCCCGGGCCTTCTTCGCGGCGTTGCCGTCCTTCGGCTGCCGGAACGCCGCCGCGGCCTCGGGTGTCGACAGCCAGGCCACCACGGCCTCTTCGACGTACGCCTCGAACAGGGCTGCGTTGACGGACAGGTCGAGGCTGTTGCAGCGGTAGACCCATCTGCCGCGGGCTGTGGTCGTCTTGCGCAGTGCGTACATGTCCGGTTGCGCGGCCCCCTCGTGGACGCCGCAGACGGCGAGACCGGAGAGCAGGTGCTTGACGGCGGTCGACGCCCCCGCGCCCTTCAGGCGGCTGTCGAGGATCACCTGCACCTCGTCGAACAGCTTCGGCTTCACGAGTCCCTTCCAGGTTCCCTTGTGCTCGACACCCTTGTGCGAGCGCACACCGATGTAGGCCTTGTTCCGCAGCACCATGTGCACGCTGCGCGCCACCCAGGGCTTCCCGAGCCGGGTCACCTCGCCGTCCCGGTTCATCTGCTGCGCGATGCCCCGCAGCGGCTTGCCGGCCTTGACGGCCTCGAACATGGCGATCACCTTCTTCGCCTGCTCGGTGTCGGCGATCTGGTCGACCAGGTCGCCGGTGTCCGGGTCGTAGGTGCGGCGGTAGCCGTACGGCGTCGGCCCGTGCGGGCCGCCGTTGGCCGCGTTCTCCCGCGCCGTGCGCAGGTTGCGGTCCCGGATGCCCTCGACCTCGTCCTCGGCACTGACCGCGTCCATGGCGGTCGCCTTGCGGTCCGCACGCTTGGACAGGTCGTAGATCTGGCCGTTGTAGCAGAGCAGGACCCCGGCGGCGTAGCAGGCATTGCGCAGGCGTACGTACGCCTCGAGGTCGCGGTAGTAGCGGGAGGCCTCGAAGGCGACGACGATGCGGACTTCGCGCGCCTCGATCCGCGCCAGCATGTCCTCGAAGTCGTCACGTTTCTTGCGTGCGTGTCGGCTGGCTGAGATGCCGGTGTCCTTGAAGACGTCCTTGACCGGCCAGCCGTGTTGGCCGGCGAGGCCTTGGCCGTCTTTCAACTGGTCCGCGACGGAGCGGCCCTTCTTCTTCGGGTCGACGCTGTTACGGCCGTAGAGGAAGCAGTCCCAGACGACGTCGGGATGCACGAGGTGAAGGTAGGCGGGGTCGATCGGCATGGCGCCGAGCGTAGCGCGACGTACGGCCCTGTGTGCACATCTGGGATGAGACGTGCACACACAGCCGTACGTCGTATGCGCGAGGTACAGCGACGGCCCCGGCCGTCCGCGTGGGGGGCGCGAACGGCCGGGGCTGTGGGGTGCCCGCCCGCGCACGGTCGGCGTACGGCGCGGGCGGGGGCTCAGGTGGCGGTGGGGTCCTGCGGCCACGTCACGTCGGAGTACTCGTGGTAGTGGTCGCCCTCGTGGCCCATCTGGTGCGTGCAGCAGCGGGCGGGGGCGTCCGGTTTCGGTGACCAGCACAGGGTCAGGCCGTGTGGGCGCAGGGCGGGTTCAGCGGTAGGCGTCATCAGTTTCCCTTGTCGCGGCAGGGTGGGAGCCGGCATCACTGGGCGCCGTTGCGGCACCGCGCGCAGCCGCACGGCGGCCATCTCAGCGCGTCGTCCTTCAGGCGCTCGGGGTCTCCGGACGGGACCTGGACGGGCGTGCCGATGGGGATGCGTCTGCCTGTGTGGCCCTCGGCCCGGTACACCTTGATCGTCATCATGGGTCTGCTCCCCCGGTCAGCCAGTGAGTTAGCCCGACCCTAGAGTCTGCGCTAGCTCAAACACAATGCCTTGCACTGAGCTAGCTCAAACGGGTGTAGTTGTGGGACGCTCGCCCCATGACTACGCCGAATCTCCGCATCGCCGAGCACTACCGGCAGCAGATCCGGGACGGCATCCTCCGCCCCGGCGACCGTCTCCCCAGCGTCCGTGAGCTGTCCGAGCAGCACGGCGCCGCCACCGCGACCATCCGGTCCGCCATGGGCTGGCTCCGCACCGAGGGATGGATCGTGACCACCCAGCGGGGCTCCTACGTGGCGCAGGAAACCGTCAACACGGCAGCGCCGGCAGACCGCCTCGAACGCGTACGGCGCACAGGCAGCATCCTCGGCACGGGCGAGACCAAGCGGGTCAGCTCCGCCGCGCTCATCGTGCCGCCGCTGTATGTCGCCGAACTCTTCGACCAGGACCCCAGCGAGCAAGTCCTCAGGCGCGAGTACGTCATCGGCAGCGGACACCAGCGCCTCGCCCTCGAAGTGGACTGGTACCCGCCGCAGTTCGCCCAGCTGGTCCCCGACCTCACCAGCACCGCACCGGGCCCGGCGAGCTCCGAGCACCCCGGCCGCGGGAACGACCTGCTCTCCCAGATCGAGCAGGCCACCGGACGCACCGTCACCCACGGCCGGGACGCGATGCACAGCCGCGCGTGCGACCAGCGGGAAGCGTCCGCCCTAGTCATCCCCATCGGAGCGCCGATCCTGGCCGGCGCACACGAATGGTCCGACGCCCAGGGCGTCATCGTGTACGGCGAGTGGTGCCTGCCGCAGCGGCTCACCCTCGGCTACGAGTACAAGATCTGACCCCGGACACGACGACAGCGCCCCCTCCCGCCCGAAGGCGGAAGGGGGCGCTGTGCGGTGGGCCGTTGATGCGGCCTGCTACACCTCGATGAACGAGAGCGACGCGGCGACCTTCGTGTTCACCAACTGGGGGTCGGTCTGGAGGGCGAAGGTGTGGCCCGGCGGGACCTCGATGTCGAACGGGATGAACATGGAGTCGGTGACCGTGATGCCGCCGGCGGTCTTGGCGCCACCGGTGTAGCTGGAGATCATCAGCCCGGACTTGACGACCGCGTCGCCGGTGTAGGCCGAGCCGTCCCAGACGGTGCTGTTGACGGGCTTGACCGTGGTGGGCAGGTTGCCGGTCGGGTCGATCCAGGAGTCGATGAAGAACGTGACCTCGGACCCGAACGCGAAGGACTTGATGACCTTCGTGGTAGCCGAGCCGGCGGGGTTGTGCAGGGTGAGCTTGAGACGCTGGCCTATGAGCAGCGTCTGAGTGTCCGAACCGGAAAGCCAGACAGACATCGGTGTCTCCCGTGGGTGTAGGGCCCCTGCCGCCCCAGGCGGGAGGAGGGGGTGGTGCGCTTCTATGGGGTGGCGAACTTCCCGGCCCGGATGAACACGGCCTGCGCGGGGTCGGACAGGTTGGTGGCGGTGCGGGTCACCGCAATCCACCCCAGGAGCGTCCCGACGAACGCGGGGTTGATGATGAAGCCCCCTGTCGAGACGGCGGCCTGAGCGGCCGCAAGGCTGGTGTGCGTGGTCTGACCGTACTGAATGGCCAGCTGGTCGGCGGCGTTGTCCTGGGCGAAGAGGAACACCCTCATCAGGGTGGACTGGTTGGATCCTCCCCCCACCGGGGTGATCACGCCCCCCAGGTCGAAGTTCGCAACGTCCAGGACCGTGACCGGGTCCGGGAACACCGTGGTGGACTGGGTCGCCATCCGGAACTGGGCCGGGGACTGCGCAGCCGTGGGGGCGATGTGGGGGTTGTCGGGGGCCAGCGCGTGGCTGAACCCCCGGGAGAACATCGTGCCGCCCGACTGGTTGATCATCAGGTTCGCGCCGTTGGCAGAGATCGTGTTCCCGGCAACGCTGAAGGGGCCCAGCGCGTCCATGAGATCGGCCAGCTGGTTCATGGGCTGCGGATTGATCTGCGGGACCGACTTGGTGAAGACGACCGCCCCGGCGAACAGGATGGAGAACCCCAGCACCAGGTGCGTCCGGCGCTGCACGTTCGTCGGGGTCGTAGCCTGCTGCACGAACGCCCCGGCGTCATCCACGAGCCACCACGTGAGCGTACGCAAGAGCGCCGCAGCGTCCAGGAGCACCGTCTGAGCGGCCTCGTTCACGCGCACGACCGTGGGCGCCATGGGGTCGGTGGAGTAGTCGACTACGTACCCCGTCAGGGCAGCGACATCGACAGCCTGAGGTGTGACGCTGACAGACAGGGCGCCACCGGCTATCAGGCCGGTGGACAGCGCGTTGGGTTCTCCGTCCGCGACCTGACCGAAGGCCACTCCTACGTCCCGGGTAGCGGACGATCCCAGGCCGAGGTTGTCACGGGCCGTCTGGGTATTGCGCAGCTGCGGGCTGGGATACGACCCTGTGAGGTCACCGCCGGCGGTGCCCTCGGGCAGGAACGGGGGCGGCTCCGGGTCGACCTCGACCAGGTCCGTGATGTCGATGGACGACGCACCGCTCGCCAGCTCGAAATACTCCGGCAGGTACGGCAGCCCGGTAAGCCGCGTCTCGATCCTCCACAGCTTGCCGCCCGTGGGGAAGACACCAGGGGTGTCAGTGGGAACCAGCGGCTGGGAGAACGTGCCATCGGTGAGGGTGATGGTGGCGCCGCCCGCGAGGATCTGGTTCCCGTCGGTGTCCGTCCACACCAGCGGGAACGGAGTGAAGATCACCGTCCCGGTCGCGGGCAGGCCGGTGACCGGGTTGGTGTACGACCCGGTGACGGTCCGGGTTGCGGGCAACGGCATCGTGGTCTCCTACCGGCCAGTTATCTCGTACAGGGTCAGGCCCAGCGCGGCCGCGCTGACGACAGCGGCAATCGACGGTAAAGGCCACCGGTTCCGCTTCAGCTCCTCGACGTCCTTCCGCAACTCGTCGATGTCCTTCTCAGCCTGCGTGGTCCGCTGGAGCGTGTTGTCCAGACGCCCGTTCAGCGTCGCGAACCCCGTGTCGACCGCGCCCCGAAGCCGCTCCAGCTCGATCGCCACCGAGGAGGTCTCTTCGGGCGTCACCCTCGGCCTTCCACGTCCCGGCCTACGCGGCGCAGGACTCCGATGATGTCGGCCTCGAAGGCCGCCTTGTCGAGGTGGATCCGCACCGGCGCGGTCACGGCCGGCGCCTGGTACTCCGGCGCCCGGGCCCAGCCCAGAAGCAGACCCGCGACCAGGCGCAGCGGCTCCCAGCCGATCCGCGCCGCGCCCTCCTCCGCCAGGCGCAGGAGCAGGTAGTAGACGGCCGACACGGCGACGGTGACCCCACCGGCGACGGCCGCGTCCTCAGCCTCGATGCCGAGAGCTCCGGTCACGGTCAGGACCCACCCGGCGAGCAGCGGCACGACCGTACGCAGGAGAGAGGCGAGCAGGTTCATGAGGGACTCCGTTCAGTTGGTGAGGGCGTCGCCGAGTTCGGCCAGGGCGGCGCGTGCGCCGGCTTCGGCTGCGGCCTGGATCTCGGCCGCGTCGAGGCCACCGCCCTCGGCGAGCTTGGCCACTGCGGCGGTCAGGGCCCCGACCCGCGCGGCCGTCGTGTTGAGCAGGTGCCAGGCGTCAGCCTGCTGCTCGCCCGTGCCGTGGCCGTTGTACTGCCAGCCCATGTACGGGACGAGTGCCTTGTGGACCTCGGCGAGCTGCCGGGCCTGGGTGGGGGTCATGCCGTCCTCCTCAGACGGGGGCGCGGGAGGCGCCGTGGGGGTGGGCTGTGAGCTGGTCGGCTTGGCGAGCCGCGCCTCGACCCGCTTCCGCATGCCGGGCATGGTGAAGCCGCGGGGGTCAGACTTCTGGTCGGACCACTCCAGGTGGCCGATCACGGACTTGGCGCCCCAGCCGTGCGCCCGGCAGATCGCGGCGGACGCGCGCTCGATCGCGTCGAGCTGGGCGGCCGGCCAGGGGTCGGTGCCGTTGCCGAGGTTGACGCACTCGAAGCCGTAGAAGCGGGCGTTGCCATCGACCGCGCCCGCGCTGCCCTGGTGCTGATGCGGGGCCGGGGGGCGTTCGCCGTAGCGTTCGTCGATGACCGCCTGGAGGACGTTCGGGTCGCCGCCGCCGGCGTGGTTGGCGCGGCCGTTGCCGACGAGGTGGACGGTGCCGTCCTTGGCGATGACGCCGTGGCACAGCGGGCCGGGCAGACCTGCGTAGCCGTTGTAGCAGAGCTCGACGGAGGAGGACGTGCCGGAGCTGACGGTGTGGTGGATCATCACGCCGTTGACCGGCCCCCAGGCGCCGACCTGGTTGCGGTTGTGGGTGCGCCAGCCGTCGTGCTCGACGACGATGACGCCCTCGGCACGGAGCGCGGCGACCAGCCGGTCAGCGGGGAGTGGTGTGGCCATCGTCCGCTCCCTCCTGCTCATCCGGGAGTGCGGCCCGTACGGCGGCGTCCTTGCTCTCCAGCAGCTTGCGCAGAGCTACGGTCTGCTCCGGCCCAGGGCGGGTGACGGTGAGGATCTGTATGGCGAGCTCGGCAAACGGCTGGGACACGCAGCTGAGGTGCGGTGGCAGGTGCTTGTACTTGAAGAACCGCAGGATGGGCGGCTGCATGGGGGTCTCCAGACATGCGAGACGCCCCGGCCGACGGCGCGGGGCGGACGGGGTGGGGACGGTCAGACGGGGGTGGTGATGCGGATGCCGTCGAGCCACACGAGGGTGGTGCCGCTACCTGCCTCGGTCGGTACGGAACCGGTGAGGGTGCCGGACGTCATGAAGCCGGTCCGGACCGGGAAGTGATCAGAGGCCGATCCGCCGGTGGCGAACTCGCGCTCGACTGACACCCGGTGTCCGACGTCGAAGGTGAACATGGTGTGGGTCGTATTGGCCGTGAGGGCACCGCCAGACACCGTGATGCGGCCTTCGAGCACCCACACCTCGCTGCCCAGCTCGCGAAGTTTCCGCATCCGCGGCGGCATGGCAACGTTCGCCGAGAAGTTCGTGGCGAAGCTGCCGAGGTCGGCCAGGTCGGTCCACTCCATCACCTCCTCCACGATCCGGGTGTTCAGCTTCAGCGCGGTGACTGTCTCGCCCGCGAGGAATGCTTCATATGCCATCAGGTGCCTCCTCTACAGCGCGACGATCATGGGCTGTGCAAGGCGCACCGCAGCACCGGCCGCATGGGATTTGACGATGCCGTTGACGGAACGGACGACCGTCGCGGTCTGCGGGGACGCCGTGCCCGTGATCGCCATGACCGAGACCCGCTCCCCGCCGATCGCGAGCTCGAAGGGGAACTCGTCCGGGTAGCCGGTGCTGTCGATCCACCGCGGCCCGCTCGTCGTGACCAGGTTCAGGCTGGTGTCGTCCGTATCAATCCCGGCGCCGAGGTCCGTGCCGGCTGTGTCCGCCTTGCCGAGGACCGGATCGTCGAGGACGCCGACGGTCCACGGTGCGGCTGGGGAGCATACGGCGGTCGTGATCCACCGGGTTGGGGTGATCTGGTCCCTGAATCCGCGTACGAGGAGTTCGACTGGTTCGGGGCTGTGCTGGGGCGGCAGACCGGCAACGGTGATCTTGTCGCCCTGGATGAGGCCGAGCCAGCCGTCAATCTGGTCGGGGGCGAGCGCGAGTTCGGTCGTCACCGACGAGTAGCGCATCCCCTGCGTGGTGCCCAGATGCACGCGCCACTGCGCGACCGGTCCGGTCTGAGCGTCCTCGAACAGGTTGAACGTGACCTGCTCGGGCCGGCTCCCCACCCGTGCCACTGACGCGTCGTCGACAGCGCGAGCGGAGGAGCCTCCGACCCGGGTGACGGTGCTGTCGTTGCGGACGCGCTGATCGTCCAGTACGGGCTGGAACGGGTTGGCCACCTGCTCTACCTGGGCGTCGAGTTCCCACAGCGGGTCCTGGCTGTAGAGGTTGGTGCGCGTGCGGTACTCCAGGCCGAAGCCGTCCCGCTGTTCGCCCAGGATGCCGCCGTCGGCCAGGGCGCATTCCTCGATCAGCTTGATGAAGTCGCCGGGGAGCTGCGGGCCCATCTGTTCAGTGTCGGAGGCGAAGCCGCGCAGCAGCAGGGGAAGGTCTTCTTCGGCTGCGAGGCGGATGAGGCGGTCACCCGCGCGTTCGCCGTTGAATCCGGTGTCGGCGTCCTGGTAGGGCAGTGCTGAGAACGCATCGGTGCCGTCGGGGAAGACGGAGACGTGCCCGACCCGTAGATCAGGGATCGTGCCGAACGTGGTGTCGATCTGGGTGACGTAGCCGATGACGGCCGAGGTGGTGTCAGAGCCCTGTCCTGCCTGGCCGCCGATGTTGAACCAGGTGACGGTCCAGCGGACCGTGTCGAAGTCTTCCTGGACGCAGCGGAGCTGAAGCCGGTTCCATCCCTCGAACACGTCCGCGCCGATGGCGAAGCTGCTGTTGACCTGGAGGATGCTCTCGAAGTCGAGGCCCTGGACGGTGGCGACGCCATCGCGCTGGAGAACACGCCAGCGGCGGATCGTTCCTGTGGTGCGGAACTCAAGGAACTTCTGGTCGCTGCCCGGCGCGGAGCTGACCATGTAGATCATCTCGACCATCCAGGAGACCGGGGACTCCTGGACAGGTACCTGGCCGGTCATCCGGCCGCCGGCTGCGACCGCCGGAAGCGGCTTCGATCCGGCGAGTGTGGCGTCCTGCGCGAAGGTGAACCCGATGACCTGCATCGGACTGCCACCGGACAGCGCGGATGCCGCCGCGCTGGCGTCCTCTCCGTCTTCCATGGGCCAGTACGCCAGCGGCCCGAACGTCGGCAGGCGGCGCCGTAGCGTCGATTCCAGCTCTTGGGAGTTCTGCCGCAGCCGTCGGAGTGCTCCGGAGACGACAAGGGAGACGCGTGCCTCACCGTTCTGCTTGCTGTCCGACAGGTCGCCGTAGGGCCATGTGGGCGCCCAGGAGTCGACGTTGCCGACGAAGGGGATGACCCAGTTCGTCACCACGGCCGGGGCGGTCACCGTCCACACGCGGCCCGCAGCATCGGTGAACCCGGTCGTCCCGTCGCTCAGGACGGTGAAGTCCGGGTTGGCGACGACCGTTCCGTCGATGCCGTCACGGACCTCCATGCGGTACACCGAGCCGGTCGGGACGAGGAACGGGGGGATCTCCAGGGCCGAGGTGCTGTCGAAGATGGAGGTGACGCCGCTGCCGCTGAACGTGAAGAACTGCGTCCACGGGCCGTCCAGGCTGACGGCGTGGTAGAAGCGCACGGTCCAGCCGCCGGCCCCGTTGTCGACGTCGAGCGTCGCCCGCACAGCGGCCCGGCGCGGCAGCTGCGGCAAGAGCTCTGCGACGAACAGTCCGCCGCCGCTAGTGCCGTCCGTGGACCAGACGATGAAGAGGAACCCGTCCTGTACCAGCATGCGGTACGACCGCTGGTCTCCGGCGTCGAGGGCCTTCGACAGCAGGATCTGCGCGCCCGCCGCGTACCAGTCGATCTCTCCTTCGAACCTGAGGTCGATGTCCCCGGTGATGTCCAGTACCGGATCGTCCGGGGTGGAGACCTGCGAGCCGTCGGTGCCGTCGAGGACGAGGCGCGTCGTCTGGGCGCGCAGGCTGTAGCGGAACGGGACACCGAGGATGACGTCCGGGTAGTGGGCGCCGAGCGGATAGTCCGGGGTGAAGTCGCCGTCCGGGTTGTCCAGCTCGACGCTCATCGTCCCCGGCGTCGGGGACGATCCTTCGTTCTGCTCGCCGTGGGTGATGGTGATCTGCTGGGCGCGGAGAGAGCCGGTCACGTCCGTCCACGTCCACGTGGTCGGGTCGCCCGCAGGCTCGGCGCCGAACGCGAGCTCGGCCCGGTGCTCAACAGTTCCGGCAGGAAACGGTGTCGTCACAGGGGATGCTCCTCTCAGCGGGGGTTGTAGCCGAGGGCGGTCTGCACGATGCCGCCGCCCTCGGTGCGGACGTTGTTCTTCAGCCACTCCCACAGCGCGGACGGCATGTTGGAGCCGTCGATGACGACGGTGGTACCGGCCGGGGCGGGGGCGCGGGCGCCGGCTGATACGCCGGGCAGCATCGATGCGGGGGCCGGCATCGATGCGGCGGTGCGCTCGCCCATCGCGGTGAGTACACCGAGGTTGTCTTCCCAGCCGACGGCGATACCGGCCGGGACCCAGCGGCCCACGGCCTTGGCCATCAGCTTGGACGGAGAGCCGATGCCGAGCGCCTTGGCGATAGGTCCGGGGATCATGGTGCGGGCGAAGGAGATGAGCTGGCTCTTGAGCCAGCTGCCCATCGACTTGATGCCGTTCAACAAGCCCCGGACGACGTCCTGCCCCTTGCTGAACAGGAGGTTGCCGAGGTTGCCGATAGCGCTGGCGATCCGGCCGGGGAGCCCCTTGACCCACGCCACCATCTCGAGCGCCTTGCGTACGGTGCCGTCCTTGATGGCCTGCCAGTGCTTGATGATCAGCCCCGGCAGAGTCCAGTTCAGGAAGAGCGCGATGATCTTCCCGGGGATGCCCTTGACCCAGTTGACGACGGCGTTCCAGATCTCCATCGTCTTCGTCCTGATCGTGGACCAGTGCTTGATGATCAGACCGGGCAGAGTCCAGTTCAGGAAGAAGTCGACGATCGCCTTGCCGATGGCCTTGAGCTTCTCCCACACCCAGTCCCACGCGGCCTTCGTGAACTTCACGATGTCGTCCCAGTAGATGATGATCAGAGCCACCAGGCCGGCGACCAGAGCGATCACCAGGCCGATCGGCCCCATCGCGATCAGCCACTGCGCCGCCATCACCGCCGCCCACACCACCGCACGCGCGGCCATCAGCACGAACTGGGCAACCGTCATCAGCGCCGTGCGCACCACCTGCAGAGCGAAGGTCACCATGCTCCGCAGCGCGGCCCCGAGCCATGCAGCCGCCACCGTCGCGGCGTTCGCCACCGCTCCGGCCGCCATCGCGATCCACGCACCCACCGTGGATGCGGCGGCGCCGATCTGCGTTCCGGCCGATGCCAGCGCCGAGGCACCGCTGCTCACCCACGCGGCCACCGTCGTCGCCGCCGATACGGTCGCGTTCACGGCCATCAGCACCAGCGCCGGAATCAGCAGCCCTGTGATAGCGGCGCCGACGATCTTCACCGTGTCCTCGTTCTTCTTCATCCAGCCGATGAAGTCCTCCACGACGGGGATGACCTGGCCGCCGAGGAACTCCACGAAGGCCTGCGACAGCGTGTTCTGGAACGCGGTCAGCCGAGCCCCGGCGTTGTCTCGCAGCGAGTCGCCGAGACCGTCGGCGGCCCCGGCTGTCACACCCAGGGCTTGCGTCGCCTTGCTCGGGTCGAGGGCCAGCAGCGCCTTCTGCATGTCCTCGCTCTTGGTGCCGAACAGCTCTGCTGCTGCGGCGTCCCGCTTGATCGGATCCTCCATCGAACGAAGCCGGTCAAGGGTCATCTGCAGGGCCTGAGTAGCCTGCGGGCCGCCCTGGCTGATGAGGCTGATCATGTCCTTGCTGTTCAGCCCGATGGCCTTGAAGCCGTCGACCATCTTCTGTGACCCGGCCACACCCTCGATCGTGAATTCCTTGAGGGCATCGGCGACCACATCGGTGTCCCGGGCGCCGGCCTTGAGGCCCTGCGACATCAGCCCCGTCGCGGTGGTCGCGTCGAACCCGAGCCGCTGGAAGATCACGGAGTACTCGTTGAAGGTATCCGCGATGTCGTCCGCGCGCGGGCCCATCGTCTGCAGCCCTTTGGTGATCACATCGAGCGCGGTCTGCGCGTTCGGCGCCAGACCGGTCTTCATGATCTGCCCGACCGCGTTCGCGGACTGCCCAAGGTCCAGCTCGAACGTGCCCGCCAGGTCGGACACCTTCGTACTGATCGACTCGATCTGCGCGTTGGTCGCGCCCGGCGGCAGCAGACCCGAGCGCATGGTGACCGAGATCGCATCCGCCGCGCCCTGGAAATCCGTTGTGATGCCCTTGGCGAACAGCTGGCCTGCGACCTTGCCGAACTTCTCCGCCTCCGCAGGGGTCGCCCCCAGCTGCGCACCCAGACGTCCGGTGATCTTCGACTGGTCCAGGGCCTGACCGACCCCCAGTACGAGGGCCGCACCGGCCGCGACCCCGGCGCCCAGGAGCACCGTCTTGAACGCATCACCGAACCGAGATCCCGCTTGTCGCCCTGCAGTCTGCGCCGGGCCCCGTACGGCCTGGTTCATCGCGTCCGCCGCGGCCGGACCGAACCCGCGCATCGAGGGGACGAGCCGGACGAACGCTACGCCGATTTCTTCGGCCATGGCGGACACCTCCTAGGAGCGGGCGGAACCGATCTTGGCGAGTACTGCCATGACCTCGGCCGGGGACTTGTCCGTGCGGCCCGTGCGCAGGCCGGGCTTCTTCGCCAAGGGCGACAGCGGCTTGGGCCTGTTGCGGTTCTTGCTGCCGTCCTTGGACCGCATCCAGTTCGAGGCGCGCAGCTCGTCGACAGCGAGGTACAGCAGGTGGTCCGTACGGTCGATGCCGTCGCCGCCGCTGGTCTGCGCGGTGACGCTGCCGGGCCGATGCAGGTACGCCTCGTGAAGACCTGAGATCCGTCCCAGTGGGTAGGCGTCGAGGTGGGACGGGGCGCCGTTCAGGATCAGGTCGAGCGTGAGCGCCTCGGCCGCGTCCGGGGAGCAGACGACGGCGAGGCCGCTTTTCCCGACCGCCCGCCGTGCTCCACCCACGCCTTGGACAGCTCGGCCTGAACACCGACGGGCATCTCGTCCATGGCGTCGATGACGTCCTGTTCGACGAGCTCGGCGATCACGGTCTCGTCGCCGGCCTTCAGGCGCTTGCCCTGTGCGCCGGTGAGGGTGTTGATGTTGGGCAGTTCGTACGGCTCGCCGTCCATGCCGGTGAACTCGAACGGCTCGCTGGACAGCTGGCCTGCGATCTTTCGGGCGTCGAACGCCATGCGCGGATCTCCTTACAGGTGCGCGCGGAAAGGGGTGGAGCGTCCCGGGGGCACTCCGCGCGAGATGCCCCCGGGACGCGATCAGGAGGGGGGTCAGGATCCGATGTCCTCGCCCCAGGCCGCGCTGTTGGAGAACTTGGTCATGAGGTTGCCGTTGTCGTCCGGGTAGGCGGTGAGCGTCACCGGGTACATGACGGCGTCACCGGAGGTGTAGGGGACTTCGCCACGCCCGGTCAGCTCGCCGTTGCCGATGTAGAGGCGGATCACGTCGTCGCCGTCGACGACGTTGAGGACGAAACTGCGGGGATCGGAGGTGGCGGGCTTGACGTCGATCTTGAACTCGAGGCCGTTCGCCTCCACCTGCGAACCGGGGTAGAACAGCTCCAGGTTGGAGCCGCGGGTCTGGATCAGGGTGCAGGCCAGGGTGAGCGTCGACTCGGTCCGGGCCGCGCGCACGGTGGTGGCGTTCTGCCAGGCGATGATGTTGTCGACCGAGTCGTCCCAGTTCTCGGTGACACCGTCCTCGGACACGTAGCCGTGCCCGAGGAACGCGGCGTCCAGGACGCCACTGGCGTCGGTAGGGGCGGTCGTTCCCCGGGGAGCGGACAGCAGCTCACCGGTTCTTGCCACCCGTACTTCTTCTGCAACGAGCATGACTAGAGCCTCCTTGGCGATAGGGTCTGCACATGGCCAAGCTGTGCACGATCGATGGGTGTGATCGGCGGGCTGTTGCTCGCCGTCTCTGCGGGATGCATTACCGGCGCTGGGAGCGGGGGGCGCCTGTTGATGCGCCGCTTACGGACGCTCGGAAGCCGCCGCCGCCCGATGGGCTCTGCACCGTTGCCGGTTGCGGGAAGCCGCACCGGTCGCGCGGTTACTGCGGGACGCACTACGGGCGTTGGCGCATCCATGGGGACCCCGAGGCACCCGCCCTCCCGAAGTCGAACCAGTTCAGCGGCACTCGCCCGACCTGCTCAGTCGAAAGGTGCGAGGAGAAGGCGACGCGACGCGGGTGGTGCAGGCCCCATTACCTGCGATGGCAGCGTCATGGTGACCCAACCGCAGGGCGGCCGACTCCTCGCAGAATGAACGGGGATCCGGTGTGCATCGTGGAGGGCTGCGAGAAGCTGCGTCAGGGCAAGAACGCCGAGTGCGGTATGCACCGGTCCCGGATGCAGAAGTACGGCAGCTACGACGCCGTGCACGCCCGCACCCGTGAAGATGGAACCCGCATCGTCGACCACCATGGCTATGTCCGCGTCAAGAAGACCGGGCACCCCATGGCGATGGGCAAGCGCGAATGGGTATTCGAGCACCGTCTCGTAATGGCCGAACACCTGGACAGGCTGCTCCTGGACTCCGAGTCTGTGCATCACATCAATGGCGACAAGACAGACAACCGGATCGAGAACCTGGAGTTGTGGGCAGGCATCGGCAAGCAGCCGTCCGGTCAGCGCCCCCGGGACCTCGTCGCGTGGGCCCGCGAGATCATCGAACTCTATGGTGATGACGTGGAGGCCGAGAAGCTCTAGCCGTGTCAGGGGGCCGGTTCGACCGCGTTGTCGGCGCGGACGAGGAGGCTGTACGTCGCCCACGCACGGGGCGAGTTGGTCACCGGGTCGTCGTCCAGGCGGGGGCCGAGGAACTCCGAGACGCGGTAGCAGGGGAAGCCGAGCAGGGTGGTTCCGGACAGCGCCCACACCGCGGCACGCACTTGCAGGGCAAGGTCCATGGCGGTCTTGTCGTCCGGGCCCCAGGCCCAGATGTCCATGCGGGCCGAGTCCCGTACGGGGGGTGTGGCGGCGCCGCCGACCCGGCGGACCTGCACGAGCTCCTGGGGGCGCGGGTCGGGTACCCGGGAGACCACCGGGACCGGGCCGACGATCGTCGTCAGATAGGTGATCAGGGCCTCGTTGACGTCGGGGAAGGTCACATCGCCTCCACCTCGATGGGCCCGGTGATGGTGTGCAGCGGCACCCACAGCACCTGCGACGGCTCGGGCTTGAGGATCAGGCAGCCCTCATCGACCCGCGGCGGCTCGATGACCTCAACCTCCGTGCTGATGCCGGGCCCGTTCGGCCAGCGCACCCGGAAGGACGGCGGTGGTGGTTCAGTCCCGCGCTGCATCGATGGCACCCCCCAGGATGCGGCGGTCCCGCTCGATCCGCAGAGACGAGGGGTGGATCGCGATGACGGTCGCTCCGGCCCGGCTGCTGCCGGTGTAGGTGTCGGCGATGACGCGTACCGGGTCGGGGGTGTGGCTGTCCGCGGTGGCGGCCTGGAACTGCGGTTCGGCCACGGCCTTCACGTTGTCCGCGCGGCGCTGCAGCTCGGCCCGCACCCCTTCGGAGCGCAGCAGCGCGCGGGCGCCGCGGGAGTTGAGCCGGAAGCTTTCGATGACGCGGGCCATGACGCACTCCTATCCGTCGATGATCTTCAGCGCGAGCTCGGTGTGGTGCGGCGCCAAGGAGCCGGCGGCCGCCATGGCGAGCGGGTTGTAGGAGGGGCCCGGCTGGCCGTCGATTTCGAAGACGACCGCGCCGCCCGGCGAGTCGGCCCACTCGATCCGAGCCCTGCGGTTGACCGGGCTGTGGTTGGTCACCATCAGCCATTTCTCCTGCAGCGGGTCCGCGCCGATCACGGTGACCAGGGTGCGCTGCGTCTGCTCCAGCCACGCCTTCACCCCGGTGGTGCGGGTCGCCCCGGCGCCGTAGTCGTAGACCGTGTTGCCGTACGAGTCGGTCGACGTCGCCGGGTCCACGACCGTGATGGTGTGCGGCAGCAGCCGTCCCGGAACAGCGGAGGTCACCCGGTCCCCTCCTCATCGTCCTCGTCGACGTAGCCGTTGTTCTCGATCTCCTGGGCGGCCGTCAGCATGCCGAGCCCGCTGATCCAGTCCAGCGACTCCGACCTCGCCTTGAGCAGGGCCACGTCACCGTTGGACTTGATGACCTTCAGCAGGACCAGGGCGTCCGTGGGCAGGTCGCCATCGCCGAGGGGGGCGCGGGTGCCGAGGGAGTCCAGGAGCTGCCCGATCAGCTCGCCATCGCTGCTCATCTATCCGGCCTCCACCTGGATCGTTCCGGACCGTCGCGGCCCGTACCGGGCGAGCGCCTTCTCGTCCGCGGCGGTCATGACGACGGTGGCGCCGGCGGCGCCAGCGCCCTGCTGCAGCTGGTAGTTGTAGGCGCCGATCCGCTCGGCGACCATGCCCGTCGTCATCGACGGCGACAGCAGGGTCCGCAGCACCATCGCGCAGACCGTGGCCATCACGATGTGGGGGATCGTGTCGTCGCCGTGGTCGTAGGTGACCTGGTAGGTGTCCGGCTGGCGCCGGTCCCGCCATGCCGGATCGGTGAAGTCGGCGCTGTAGGTGGCGTAGGTCAGGTCGATCTTGTCGCGGCCGTCCCACGACCAGAACGACATCTCGGCCGTCGACGTCCCGTCGGGGGCCACCGCCTCCACCGTGGTGACCGCGGTGACCGGCCGCTGCGGCAGCCGCAGGAGGGAGCCGACAGGGCGCAGGATGATGACGTCTGCGACGACGGCCGTGAACTCCTGCCGGGTGAAGTCCCGCACCAGCGCCGAGGCGTCGGACAGGAGCGCCGAGGCCCGGGCTTCCTCCTCTGCGGTCAGGTCCCGTCCAAGGCGTCCCTTCAGGTCATCCTGCGTCGCGAGATCCACCATGGTGCTTCACCTCCGTGGCTTCGGCGAGCAGGGCTCGCATGGCGTGCGGATCGGACCGGGCCGAGTGGTAGCGCTGCCACAGGGCGCGGCTGTCCGCCGAGCCCCAACGGCGGCTGGTCCGCGGCTGGGGCGGATGCCACAGGTGCCACAGAGGTGCGGTGCCGCGCCACGGCGCACCCGCCAGGCAGGTGAGTGCGAGCGCCCAGGCCTCGTCCTCCTGGCCCCAGCCGGCGAACCGCGCGTCGAGGGGGATGCGGTCGTAGGTGGCGCGCGGCAGGACGGTCATGCCGCCTCCGGCGAATCCGGTGTAGGCGCTCTGGGTGAGCGATGGGCGCCCGGTGACGGCCGTACCGTCCAGGAGCGTGGCAGTGGACTGCTCGTCCAGCCGGTGGACCTGGCCGTGCGGGATCGCCCACCGGGCGCCTTCGGCGATGGCGGTGACGGCCTGCAGGACGCCTTCGCACCACACGTCGGCGTCCGCCAGGACCAGGACGTCTCCGCGGGCCTTCGGCAGCCCGGCGGAGACTGCGGCGCCCTTGCACCACGCCCCGCCCTCGGGGCCGCTGCCGGTGACGACCTGCCAGCCGGGGAACCGGTCGGCCCAGCGCGCACGGACCCACGCCCACGCCGCATCCCGCTGACCGCCGTCGCTGCGCCAAGGCACGATGACCGACACGGTCAGACTCACGGCTCCCACCTCCTGCACAGGCGGCGCAGCTGCGCGGACGCCTGCTGCTTGTCGGCGCGGGTGATCGTGTGTGAGTGCGAGCCGTCATGCTGGCGGTAGACGAACCCTGCACGGCGGGTGCCGGTGAAGCGGGCGCCGAGGTGGGCGAAGCCGACCCACAGTGCCGACTCGATCCAGTCGTTGACCGTGATGTACGGGCGGCGCTCCCACAGGTGCCGGCGGTAGGGCGACGGGGAGAACGCGCCCAGTCGGCCGCGCAGGATCATGCGCGCGCTGACGTGCGGGAAAGTCACCTCCTGGCCGTCGCGCAGCGCGCCGAGCGAGACCACGTCCGCCCGGCCGGCCAGGGCCGCGGCGTCCGCCAGGGCGTGCGGGAGGAGGACGTCGTCGGCGTCCAGGTGCATCACCCACTCGGTCGGCGTTGCGGCGATGGCCGCGTTGCGTACGGCACCCATCCCCTCATGCCGGGTGGTGACGATCTGGCAGGTGAGGCCGGAAGCGGCGAGCGCTTCACGGGCCGGACCGAGGTCATGGGCGCCGGCGTCGACGATGGTCACCAACTCCGGCCGTACGGTCTGCCCGTTCACGGAGGCGATCCAGGCGGGGAGCCACCGGCCGTAGTCGCCCCACACGGTGGTGACCACCCCGAGGTTCAATCGAGGCTGCCGATCGCGTACAGCGGCCGCATCTTCTTCGACTTGTAGCCGTGCGACTTGGCGATAACGCGGGCGCCGTCGAGGGCGGCGACCGCCTCGGGAATCTCCGGGCTGTGCGCGACCGCCTTCGGCAGGACCTCGCCCGCCGTGGCGGCCTCGACGAACAGCAGCCTGGACTTGTCCCGCAGCCCAGCGAGCAGCTCCTCCCACCAGGGCACGTGGTGCAGCACCGACAGGCACAGGACCACGTCGAAGGCAGGCAGCGCGTAGAACTCCTCCTGGGTCAGCCGGTGGTATACGCCGGTGACCCGCTCGTCGTTCGCTTCGGCGAGCGCGGCGGGCAGGCCCTTGTAGTCGTCGACCGCCGTGCACCGGGCGTCGAACTCCTCGGCCAGGCGCAGGCTGAAGTACCCGTTGTAGGCGCCGAGATCGAGGACGGTGAAGCCGCGGGCCTCCCCGAGCTCGGCGGCGATGGCCTCGTAGCGGGGAGCGGCCTTGCGCAGGCCGGTGCCGACCTCCTGTCCGTTCAGCCAGCGGGGTTGGTACTGCTGCTGCATGAAGTCCTCCAGCGCATACGGATCGAGCTCTTCTGGGGCGAGTCCCACCACTGAGGGGTGAGTCCTTCGTGGATGACGGGCACCGGGATACCCGACGCGTCGGGCCCGTGCAGGTCGTACGACAGGGCAGAGGGCCGCTCGAGGGCGGTCTCCCAGTCGATGAGCAGCGGCGAGCCGTCCGCGCCCTGGACGATGTTCCCGACGTGCACGTCCCGGTGGTGCGCGCCTTCGGCGTGTACCGCCTGCAGGAGTTCACGCAGTGCGCCGGCGGGCTGCCACCAGGGGAGCGTGCGGGCGGTGGGCCGGGTTTCCAGCACGAGGGCGGCGCCGTCGACGTCGAGCAGTCGAGGCGCCGCCCAGGGCATCCGCTGGTACCAGGCCGCCTCGGCGGCGGCCGCGGCCGGGTCGGGGTACTGCTTGACGGTGTGCGACCGGCCCACCGTCACGGCCGCGCGCCGTCCCATCAGGAACCGGTGCCGTCGTCCAGGTTGATGATCTTGCCGTGGGCCTTCTCGTTGCCGTACTTCAGACCGATCTCGCCGTACAGCTGAGAACGGTCGGACGCCCCGACCTTGGCCAGCGGCTCCACGAACAGGAACCCCTTGTCCGGGATCAGCATGAACGCGGGCATGCACTGTTCGAGGGAGACCACGAACACCTCGTCGGTGGGCATGTACCGGTTGAGCATGATGTTCAGCCGGCCGAAGTCGGTCTCGATGGTGGTGACGGACACCCCGCCGACGTCGCGGGTCTGCTCCTGGTAGTTGGCGTCGGTGATGAACGCCTTGGTCAGGCGCCGCTTCTGGAAGGCGTTGCACATGATCGTGGCCGTGTCACTGACCATGATGCCGCCGTTCTCCCACACCAGCTGCAGGAGATTCAGCAGCAGGTATCCCGGCTGCTCGTTGCCGGCGGCGTCGTCGTCGAGGAGCGCCCCGGCGGCGTCGACGACGTTGGTGACGATCGCCTCCTGGATGCTCCGGGTGCGCCGCGCGGTGGCGTTGGTTGCCGGGTTGTTGAACGTCCCGGTGAGGAAGGACTGCTCGACGTCGCGGGCGAGCTGGATGAGCTGCTGACGGATCTGCCAGGTGTTCTCGTCCATGACCGGGTTCATGCCGGTGATGCCCACGCTGCCGGGGTGGGAGGAGCCGGTGGAGTTGTACTGCCCGGTCGCGGCGAGCTTGGTGTAGGAGATGTCGACGGCTTCCTGGTGGATCTCCAGGACGTTGGTGACGTTGAACCGCACGCGCTCCTCGGCGTCCGGTGCGGCCGCGCCCTCCACCCGCTGCCGAGTGTCGTCTGCGGCCCGAAGGTCGTAGCCCTGCCACTGGAACAGCGTGCTGGTGACGGCCTCGCCGCCGGACAGTCCGCCGATCGCGGACAGGAACGGTGTGTCGGTGGGGGTCTCCGCGAACAGGTTGCCCACGAAGTTGGGCAGATTGAACGTCGTGCCCATCCCGGTGATACCGGCCATGTCTGATCCTTCCCGGCCCGGGCACGCTGCCCGGACCTACTTGTTCTGCTGCTGCAGCTCCATCAGCTGCGCGGCCTTGAGCCGCATCGAGTCCTCCCACTTGCCGGCCTTCTCGGCCGCGGCGATCTGCTCGGCGAGGGAGGGGTCCGGTGGGTTCGGCATCGCGCCGGGCCGCAGGTTCGCCACGGGCGTCTTGCCCTTGCCGCCCTTGCCGCCGCTGTCCGGCTGAGCGGGGCCGAAGGAAGCGAGGAGCTCATCAGCGTCCGCCTCGAGCTCTTCCTTCGTCGCGCCGACCAGGCGCTTGGCCTGGGCCTGGGTGAGCCCCTTCGTAGCGGCCACCTCCAGGCGCAGCGCCTTCGCCTCCAGTTCAGCGGCCCGCTTCTCGGCGGCGGTGGCCCGCTCGGTCAGCTTCTCCGCCTCGGTCTTGGAGGCCTCTTCGAGCTTCTTGGCCTTCGCGGCCAGCGGCTCCAGCTCCTTGAGACGGACCTCGAGCTCCTTGCGCTGCTTCTCGGCTTCGCGCCGGGCCTCGCGTTCCTCGGCGATCGCCTTCTTCCCGGCGTCGCCCAGGTCGCCGCCAGCTCCAGCCGGGGCGGCCGGGGGTGTGGCGGGCGGTGGGGTGGTGTCGCCCGTCGCGGGCGGCGGGGTGGTGTTGTCGTCAGCCATCGCGGCCGACTCCCTTCGGTTGGTGGTGCGTCCGCCATCGCGGCGAACTTCCCCGCACAGTGCGGGGAGATCTGGGGTGGGCCTGTCAGCCCTGCGCGGCCTGGGCGCTCTGACCGTCGACGAACGCGCGCCAGGCGCGGATCGCGCCGGCGCCGGTGGTTCCGGCGGTGACCTGGGACCACTGCTCCGACAGGCGCCGTACCTCAGGCGGTTCCGGCTCGCGGCGGTAGAGCAGCTCGGGCTTGCACCGGTCCCGGTCGTGTGCGCGGAAGTCGGCGGTGGCCTTGGAGTAGACGGCGCCGCGGCTGATGAGCATCTGGCAGAACGCGCACGGCCTCGAGCCCCCGGGGACGCGCCGGTATCCGGCGATCTCGTCGCGCTCGGCGAAGGTCCGCATGGTCGTTTCGCGGTCGCCTGCGAGGACCAGGCGCGTCGCCGAGCCCTGCAGCTGGGACGCCATCGTCCGCGCGGAGGCCACCTCCGAGCCGGACTCGGCCATGTGGATCTTGAACGCCACCGGCCCAGTCACACGCAGTGCGGTCGTGATCTGCTCCACGTCCGGGGTGATGACCACCGGGGCGAGCGTCACGCCCTCGAGCAGGGCGTGCTGCGTCAGGTAGGCGCGGGCCATCCGGGCGAGTGCGGTCTGTCCGGTGAGGATCTCCTGCTGGACCTGCGGGGAGACCCGCTCCCACCAGCCGTCGATGTCGGCGACGTCGGCGCGCATCGCGGTGATCCGCAGGCGGCGGGAGATCAGCTCAGCGATCCGCAGGATCTGCTGCTGGTACTCCCGTGTCAGGGCCTGTGCCTGCGGGCTCGGCATCCGTCACCTCCGCTTCCGCCTCCAGGCCGGGCACCGCCGGCCGGTCGGCGCCCGGGGGCGGCGGGGCGAGCAGCGCGGCAATGTCGCCCAGACCATCGCGGTCCTCGGCCATCAGCTCCCACCGCTTGATGTCCGTCTCCGTCACCCCGGGGATCCGCTCCCACAGGGCGCGCGGCGGGACGTCGAGGAGCTGGGCGAGCTTGCCCAGCGCGTCCGCCACCTGGGCCAGCGAACGGGGCGTGGTGTCGCGCCACACGACCTGGGCACTCGTGTCGTCCCACGTGTCGGTGTCGTCCATGGCCAGGCCGGCGAGGCGGAGCAGCTGCTCCACCGATTCGCCGAACGCGGTCTTGTGCTCGCCGATGTCGAGCTGGTGCCCGGCCTCCAGCGCGGCCAGCGCCTCCGCGGAGACGTTGGAGACGGCGTTGCCGACGACCAGGGTGTGCGGCGGGATCTGCCGCGCCGAGGAGACGTACAGCAGCGTCTTGTCCCGGCTGTCGAGGTAGCCGCCGAGGTTGGTTTCGGCGAACTCCCCGAACCGGGTGTCCGGGGAGTCGGACTGCCAGACGCGGTTGACGGCGGCGTTCCACGGCTCGGCGGGGTTGCCGTCGGCGTCCTCGGCGATGGCCATGCCGGTGACCCAGCGCTGTTTGAACGCGGCGTACTGCTGCGCCATGAGCAGCCCGAACGTGGTCTGGTTCAGCTGCCGCTGGGCCGGGAGCATCGGGTAGACGATGCCCTGCGGTCCGTCGTCCAGGTCGTCGTACGACTCCAGGAAGCGGACGACCGGGCACACGCCGAGCCCGTGTTCCTCCACCTTGATGCTGGCGGTGTCGATGGCCAGGCCTTCGAAGGGCAGTGTGTCGATGCGCTGGTCGCTGGGCTGCGGCATCACCATCACGGCCGGCACATCGGTGGTGTACGTGAACTCGTCGTCGTAGACGGTGATGGTCGTGACCATCTGTGTCGGCGACTCGGAGGTGATGACCGGCCGGGGGATGCCGATCGACACCGCGTACCGGGGCCACTCGTCGTTGACCGGGTCCTCATACAGTGCGGTCAGCCGGCGCGGCGACCAGGGCGTGATGACCGGGACCGGTTCGCCGGGGAGCACGGTGGCGTAGGAGACGCCGTACTGCAGGGCGGCCCGGTAGAGGCCGGACTGGCGGGCGTCCATCCGGTTGGGCTGCCACACCGCATCCCACACCGGGCTGTTGTCGAGGGTGTCGGAGGGCCGGTAGCCGTCGACGAACAGGCCCTGTGCCACGGAGCTGACGAGGAGGGGCAGGATGTTGAACCGGGCCTGGTCGACCAGCTTCTTGTACTCGGCCGTCGCGGACTTCGGCACGTAGATGTCGCACACGCGGTTCTTCAGGTACTGGTGGATCTCGGTCAGCCGCGGCTCCTCCGCGCGGCGCCCGGCCAGCAGCCACTGCACCACGTTCACCAGCTCGTCACCATCCATCGCGGCCACTACCGATCACCCCCATGCCAGCTATCCCCAGGCCACCACTCGGCCGGGGCGTTTCTTCGGGCCCTGCTTGTACTTGGCCCACGCCGGTGACGCGAGCAGCTGGCGGCGCACCATGCGCGCGCCGATCGCGCACACCGCCAGGTCGATCTTCTTCGGGCTCTCGCGGCTCTCCTTGGAGATGGACACCCCGTACTTGTTGGGCCTTCGGCGGGAGTTGAGGACGTGGCGCTGGAGCCGCGGGTCTCCGTCGTGGGTGAGTTCCTGTTCCTTGATGTCGGTCTCGGCGCGCTCGCAGGCCTCGGTGAACTCCCGCACGCGGCCGCGCATGTCCCACGCCACCGCGTGGGCGTAGCGGCCAAGGGTGGCCTGGATGAGGAGCTGCTCGCCGAAGTCGCTCGCCCAGGTGTCGATGTAGGACTCGAACTCGGCGAGGTCGCCGAAGAACCCGAGGACGTTCCGCTCGGCCATGACGCGCCTCACGGTCTGGTCGACGTCCTCGCGGTCGACACGCCAGCCCTGGCCCTGCGGCCCGGGCGGCTTCTCCCAGGCGCCGAGGACGAACACGTGGCCCGTCTCGACGTCGCAGCCGACGAGGCCGGTGGCGTCGTCGGACTTGGAGCCGTCGAAGAACATCACCATCGGCGCGTCCGCTGCCACCGTCCGGTCCGGCTGGGCGCACGCGGCCCACTCGGGCTTCGTCGTCCAGGCGTCCCGGGACGCGGTGGGCTGGTTGAAGAAGTACCGGCGCGAGTCCTCGGGATCCTTCTCGACGTTCCAGAACTCGTTCTCGATGATCCCGTCGAGATCCAGGACGTCGGCGAACGGCCCGTACACCTCGCGTAGCGCGGCGGTCAGCTGGGCGTGGTCCGCCAGGTCGACGTCGGCCGGCGCCTCGCGGTGGTCGAACAGCAGCCGGGTGCCGCGGACCTTGCCTTCGCGGATCAGCTTGGCCCGCTCGTGCGTGCCCTCGGCCACCGACCCGTCGCCGGGCTGGTACATCGTGGTGGTCTGCAGCGTCCACGGCTGGGCGTCTTTCCGCTTGCGGCAGTTGCGGTCCACGGTGACGTACATCCGCTTCAGCTCCGGCGTGACGTACAGGTGCGTCTCGTCGAAGATCGTCGCGGTTTCCTTCCCGCCGTCCTTCGACGACGAGGACGCGGTCGAGGGCCGGATCTCCCCGCCGCCGGGGATGAACGTGCGGGTGATGCCGGCGGCCCCGGTGGGCAGCCCTTCGCCGAGCGGGCCCTCCGTCAGGTTGAAGTGGATGTTGTCGTAGGTGTTGCCGGCCTGCTCTTCCTCGGTGGCCAGGCAGCGCACGAACGGGTACGTGATGCGGCGCCCCATCGGCTCGCCCGGCTGGTACTCGTAGCGGAAGCCCTGCCACTGGTAGATCTCGCCGCCTTCGGCGAAGCCCGCGAACCGGCACGGGCCGAAGGCCTCGAACAGGCCGATGAACGCGGCCAGCTCCGACTTGGCGCGGCCCTTGCCGCGGCTGATGACCGCCGAGTCGTACAGCTTCCGTCCGGCGGGCTGCAGGGCGTAGGCGTCGACGATGAACCCGCCGAACTCCCCGTCCAGCTCGACGGGGTCGCCCTGGATATCCCCTGGGCCGTGGACGCACCAGTGTTCGATCCAGTCCCACGCCAGCATCCCCAGCGACCGGTTCCGGTCGTGTCCGGGGGCGTGGATGAGCTCACGAGGCATCGGTCATCTTCCGGCGCCGCGCGGCGGTCATGTCGGCCACGCCCTTCGGCGCCACCGTGTCGGCGGCCGCGGCCGCGCCGTCGTCGACGACGGTCCAGCGCAGGGCAGCCATCCCCTTGGGGGTGAGGCCGAGGCGGTCGTCGAGCTCGCGCATCTCCCGGCAGATCGCCAGCCGCCCGGTGGCGAGCGCGGCGAGGCGCTGGATGAGGCCCTTGAACGCGGTCGCGTCCTCGGGGTCAAGGCCGTCCAGGGTGTCGAGGGAGTGGACGGTGCCGATCGCGGCGAGGTCGTCCTCGAGGGACGCCCGGCGGGCGATCATCGCCTCGTGGCCGGGGGCCCAGGCGCAGGCCTGCGGCGTGGTCCAGGCCCAGCGCCACCATGCCTTGCCGCACTTGTCGAGCCTCACCCAGGTCGGCGGCCGCGGCACGGGGCCGGTGCGGCCGCCGACCGGAAGCTTCGTGGTGGGCACGGTGGGGGCGTTGCGGCGCCGCTTGGTCTCTGACGGGAGCGGTCCGGGCATGGCCGGTCACCTCCCGTCAGATCAGCGAGTCGACCACCTCGGTCAGGTCGGCCAGTACGAGCGGCGCCTGGCCGTAGCGCTCGCCGAGGGCGATGTACCGGCCGCTGCCGTACACCTCGATGCAGGCGCCGTCGGTGCGGCGGATACGGCGGCCGCGGGCGATGTGGCCGCGGCCCCAGATGTGCAGGCCGGTGCCGGAGGGCGAGACCTCGGTGTAGGTGGGCGGGCAGGCGTCGAGGATGCGCGCGGCCCACGGCGCGAGCTGGTCGCCGTCGAGGCAGTGGTCGAGGTCGAGGCAGACGACGCCGTCGCCGTCGGCCAGGACGTAGCCCAGCCCGGCGCCGTGCGGCGACGCGGCGGCCGCGGCGTGCCCGGCCCACGTCGCCGGATCGGTCGACGAGGCGGCGCGGCCGGTGTCGGCGCGCAGCGGAACCTTGTCGGCGCTGCGGCGCACCCACCGCTTGCGGGTGCGGAGCTCGGCCGGGATGGCGCGGCGGGCGCGGGAGCGGGCCTGCCGGCAGCGGTCCGAACAGGTCACCGCGTGCGACCGCGCCATCAGCGGCATCGGCCCCTCGCACTGCTCACACCCTCGCTGCTTCATGCCCCCATCCTACCGGACGCGTGTCACGCTTCCAAGCCCCTGACCAGGCACGACGCCTGTTGCTCAGATGGTTGGACGGCTGTGTGGCGTTCTGCCGTGCGGGGGGTCTGATCACTCCGGGGCCCGGCTGCTCGGCGGCCGGCGGTGCCTCCCAGGCCCGGGACGGGGCTGGACTCCGGAACCCGTACACGTCGCGGCTTGCT